AGCCGAGAAGACTGCATTTTATAAGATAAAAGCGCAAGCTGTTATTGATTATAATGATGCATCTCAGAAACAAGCCCAAATGATAGAATCTAAGGAACAAGAACAAGGACATAAGATGGAGAATAAAAAATGAACGATTTCGAACAAGAACAACTAGCTAAACAAATAGATGGATTACATGAACTATTAGAAGTTCTATTAGAAGGATGCACTTGTTGTGCAACTGACGCTAAAAAAACTAAAGAAGAATAACAAAAGTAAGCTTTATATAGGTAGGATTCCTATCTGTTTATGGGTTCTCGCAAAAGGGCCAAGGCTCCACAGGATTACTTAACGCAAGTGCCATGTGGGAGCCCAACATAATATGGAGATATCAACATATGAATGAAACAAATAACAACACAGCTGACGATAATAGCACAGCACCTGAGTCAAATAACACAGGCGAAGATGGAAACATCTCTGCTATATTAGATACTGTAGAAGAGTCTGGAATGTTAGACGCAATAATGGATGAACCATTACTTATGGCACTAGTTGCCATAGTATTAGGATTAGGCGCATATGTCGCTTATACTGTACCAGCAGTTAAAGAGTTAGTCTTTAAGTATATAAAGAATAACGAAGCTGAGTTAATGGAGATGCTAGATAAGAATCTAACTAAAGCCCAGAAGGTAGCTTTTGAAAAGCTCGATGATACAGCACAAAAGCACGTAAAAGATTCTTTAGTCAGAAATGTTTTAGTCACAGCATGGGATGAGAAAGACGATGAACTTGCCGCATTGGTTAAGTCTAAAGTCAAATCAGCTCTTGATGAAGGCAAAGCACTTTGAACGAAGAGGAATACGAGCAAAGATTACGTCAGAGGGTCGGAGAAGCGGAATATGGTCGTCATAAAGAGCTTGTTCGTCTTCTGGCGCGCAATCTTGCTCTTGAAGATGTGCTTTGGGAAGAAATTACTTTACATATTCGGGATGTACACTTACGAACAGAGCTCTTGCGCCAAAGAAATTCAATCGTTCGTGACATACATACTGAGTTCAGAGCATTAAATATAGAAATACCAACACTAATAGAACAGCAGACAGAGAGTTTTGCTAGTTTTTTAGAGGACATATCAAATGAAGACGGAAGTGAGGAACGAGGGGAAGAAGCTCCAAGCAGCACTGACAGGTAAGAACGCCTATGATTCACGTTCTATCGAGAATATATTCGAAGAATGTAGACACAGTGAAGAAAAAATGACAAAATTGATACGTGCTTTCTGTAGCGCGTATCTAGTAGACAATAAACAACGACCTTTAAAGCTTAGACCTTTACAAGAAGATATAGTTGTTATGTCTTTAACACACCCTAAAACAGATAAGCAACGTAAATTGGCTATTTTAGCTCCACGAGGTAGTGGAAAATCATACGCTTTAGCCGTTGCAGCTACAATTTACATGTTTTTTAAGAGATTTAGGGATTTAATCTTTGTTTTGGCTCCATCAGAGGACCAAGCAGCATTAATCTTTGGATATATCTATAGAAACTTTAAAGACAACAAGTTTTTAGATAGCTTAGTAGACAATTATAAATTTCACAATAAGCCCCATATACGCATGAAGGGAGGTACAATGTTGCGTAGGGCTCCATTAGCTCCTAGTAATCAAGGACAATCTATACGTGGACAACATCCTACATTCTGTATTGTTGATGAGTCCCCACTCATCGACGATAAATTGTTCATTGATAACGTAGAACCAGCGATAGTTTCAAATATGGCCCCTTTCATAAATTTAGGTACGCCAAAGTCTAAAGATAACCATATGTATCGTTATTTGTATGATGATGCGTATGCAGACACATGGACAAGATTACACTTTACGTGGAAAGATGCTGTGAAAGAGGGGCGTGCTTATTCACCTGCATATACTGAAGAAGATATGTTAACTAAAATGATGGAGTGGGGTGAAGATTCAATATATTGGAGAACTGAATATGAATGTGAGTTTGTGGAAAGTATATCAAATGTATTTAATCCAGAAAAAATCAAGGCGTGTTTCGATGAATACCGACTATCAACCACCGAAGAACCTATCGGAGGTGGAAATCACTGTACTGTCTCTGTTGACATTGGCAAATCTGTTAACTCTACTGTTATTAGTGTGTGGGCTTTACAAAAAGATGATTTTGGAGACATTGCTCGTCTTATCTACTTGGAAGAAATTAATCCTAGAACAGGTGGGCATGACATACCATATCAACGAAAACGTATTATGGATATTGCTCGTAGTTTTGGTGCTGGTCGTGTTATTATTGATGCAACGGGGATTGGTGGCGCTATTGAACAAGATATAAGGATGGAATGTATTAGTAGTAGTCCCCAAATACAATTTATACCCTTTATATTTACAGGAGGGCCTAGAGGAAGTAAAACTCAAATATATAGAGATTATGTTTCCTTTATGCAACAATTAAAGATTAAAATACCTAATCCAGATAATTTAGATATGAATCAACGTAGACTAGTTAATAAGTGGTTTAGAGAACATGTCGATTTAGAATATGTAATGGATGCAGCAAATAAAACAGAACGTATTAGTGCCCCGACTGGTAAGCATGATGATTTCTGTGACAGTGCAGTATTAGGTATTCACGCTACTCTCGCAATGTTACCCGGAAGTGCAACTGTCGCTTCTTCTGGAGGGGAAGGGAGAGCCAGAGCTCAACTCAATTCTAATATAGGACGGCATTCAGGTGCAAGCCTTTTTAGAACCAAAGGACGTAATTTCAATATAAAAAAGGGATTTTCATTATGACGAAATCTTTATATACTGATATGAATTATTATTTAAATGGTAGCCATGGGATTATTCGATAGAGTACGAAGAGTTTTCGCTCAAACCGGAAGCGCACCTCCTTTCAAGGAGAACGACCCCTTAGATTATGGGGCAGGTGTAATTAAACGATTGAAGATGAATAACAACTACCGTTATGGTAGCAAAGGTGAGTATGAAGAACATTTAGGTAAACCACGTTTATATATGAATGTTTATTTATCTGACCCTATTGTTAGAAGTTTAGTAGACCTACCATGTTTTTACGCAGTTAAGGATGGTTTTGATATTGTAACTGATGATGAAGACATAAGAGAAAGAGTAGAAGTAATGTTCAGAGATATAAACATTAAGAACTTATTATATGGATGGGTTCGTAATGCTAGAATCTTTGGTACTGGATATATGGAGTGGACCGGGGACAATTTAGTTCTACGTTCTAGCCAAAACATGTTTGTACAAAGAAACGAACATGGACAAATAAAATATTATTTCCAAGATATAGGAGAAGATGATGAAAATATATTTTTTGAACCGGAAGAGATTGTATCTCTACTTAACAACCCCTTCGATGATTACGGCTATGGCCTTTCTGACATCCATCCCATTCTTTATCTGGTTGACCTCAAAGATTATGCAGAACGAGACATCGGAGCAGCTCTCAACAAGTACGCTTCTTCTCGCTTTGATATATCTTGTGGACTTCCCGATATGCCTTATGGTCCTGACAAAATTAACGAAGTGGTTGAAGCCTTCAACACGTTAGAACCGGGCGAAGATATTATACATGGAAATGATATAGTAATAAAAGAATTACAAGGAACACAAAGAGCATTTGAATACGGAAAGTATACAGATGATATATTAGATAAGATACATATGGCATTGAAGGTTCCTAAAACAATGTGGACTGACCCTGATAAGGCAAGACCAATTTTTGAGCCATATGTTAGATATTTACAGACTATGATAGAATCAGCTATGAATGCACAGTTGATGCCTCAACTAGAAAACGGTGAGGCTAAATTTAAATTCAGGCAGATTAACATAGATGACGCATTCACTAAAGCCAAAACTGATATGATTTATCTATCAGAAGGTGTACTATCGCCGGGCGAAGTTAGAGAAGAGAGAGGACTTGATGCAGAAGGAGTTACAGAATTAGATATGGAAACTTCAGAAGATATTAAGGCATCTCCAATCAAACGAGAACAGAGTGATAAGAATGCAAATATCTCTGGTGGAAAAGACACTGATAAGAAAGAAGAGTCTTCCAGAGCCCAGAACAGAGGAAATAAACCCTCTGCCAATGCAACGGGGGATAGAGCATGAGCTATGAAAAGTGTATAGTTTCAGTAGGAACATCTTTAAAAGATAGGGGTTTTGATGACTCCGATAAGATAGCAGCCAATATGTGTAACATGTGGGCTGAAGAAAATGGTGTAGAGAGACAGTTCGGAAGAAGTGTTTCTGAAATACCGGTAAGAAGAACATTTGGTCTTTCTATAGACGAAGGAGTAGAAATGAACTTTGCTGAAGGTGAAGACTTCCAAAGCGTAGAAATACCTGTTTTTGCTATAACATCCGGACCCCATGAGTATACTGAAGACGACTTAGAGCAAAAGGTTTATATAGAACCAGAGATATTAAAAAAGAATATAGAGGCTTTTAACGAGCTTCCTATATACTTCAATCATCAACGCACACCTGAGGATTTAATTGGCATGGCTGCTAACCCTGAGGTAGTTGAATTGGAAAATGGAAAGACCGCTGTTAAAATGTTGGCTACCGTCAACAATACCAACGACCGCGGACAAGAAGTAATGGATAAAGTAAAGGAAGGAGATGTCACACACGTCAGCATTGATTGGTTCTCAAACGATGTAGATGTTATGGGAGATACTTTCGCTACTAACATACGTCCC